GTGCTAACAGATTTGCCCTACGCGGTCGTACTAATGCTCCGCTCACGTTCTGACCATAGCGTTCATTTAGATTTAGGACCTACCGCTTTCGCAGGTCCGTAATGAATTATTTATACTCGCTATCACATAAACGAGTTTCTGCAAGTCGGTCCTCACTTAAAGCACTTCGTATCTAATTAACTATACCTAGCTCTATTAGCCTCACGCTGCGCTTTGAGCAACCTGGCCTCCTTATGGGCTTCATCCTCACTCCTGAAATCCCAGGAGATTGGACCTAAGCTGCCGGCTTTGAGCCAATCAAAGTCCCAAAAGCCTTCAGCTCGGCCCCGTCGTCGGGGCATACGGGAGCGGCCTGATGCCGCATCTACCGTACGCATGATGTGCGTCTTTACAGCGCGCCCTTCTGCCACTATAGCATTGGCGCCGCTGGGCGCAAACATCCCAGGTTGAGGCACACCGATAATCGTATTGTCGCCAGGGCTTTGTACAAGCCTCGGCTTCAACTCTTGCAGAACACTTGCCGCCGCAAAAATTCGATCCATTGCCACAGTATTTGGCAACTGGATCTGTGTCGAAACCCCCGCCGGTGCCCCGGGAGTAGGAATTAGCTCACAAATGTTTGCGTAATCCACTTCCATGATCACCCCATCCTGCAAACCGAAGCACGCAACAAGAAGAACCATTGTCTGGTCCGCGACTGGCGCGTCCTGCGCCATCGTCATTGCGTCTCCGGGCACAGTGCCCGCTGGCACTATGTCGTATGGAACGATACCCAAGCTCCGCGGGAGAACATTCGTCACTACATTATTGGAACCCGGGAAAATCCGGGCCCACTGGTCGGCGTCAATAGGACCTCCGCCAGTAGGCTTCGTCATCAATCCCGGAGATGGTTCGAACACTGACGTAAAGTCAAACTTGTTCGGGCCATCTGGCGTCGCAAAGTAAGTCTTCGAGCCACTCGCTCGAACTGCATCCATACTAACGTGCGTCGCTTGACCACGTGACTCCAACTGGACCCAATCCTGCTCATTCAGTGGCACCGACGAGTTCAGATACCTAATTTGACCAAAATAGATCTTACCAGGCGTCATGAACTGACTTGTCGGTAACCCAACTATGCGCACACGGATCGCCAGTGACAGACACCGGTACGCAGCGACCCAAGGAACCGTCTCAGCCACAAGATCTTTGAAGTCATCCCCCCAAAAACCCTGCGATGTCGTTCCACTTTGATATTGTGCCGTGTTGTCCAAAGATTGCGACGCATTGTCGAAAAATTGGATCGGCAACAGTATCGACCCCGGGCTGTAGTCATACGCCTTCTGCGAATTGAAAACACCCGATACCGGGTACACGCTAGGAACATCCCCAGGCGGCGTCGCACTATATTGCGATAACCTACTGTGGATCCCGAACATCAGATTCGGACCGTTCGCCGTCGTTGACGACTGCGTGTACGTCCGGTTCGCCATGAACACGCCCATTGCTGTGGGCGTAATCGTTTGGTCGGGTAGCCTCACCTGCTTTAAACACCACGGATTCACCATCATGTCAATATAATCAGACACGATGTTATCCGATGCTTTTACCAATGAATGCAGCGGTCCAATATAATCGGATCCCGCTGGCGACATATTAATAATGCCTTCCGCCTTGGCCTTGCCCTTCTTTTTAACAGAAGTCTCGGCCTTAACCTTCTGTGGCTGCGCTACACTCTTCGCTTTTGGCTTAAGTGCAACCACCACACTTTTCTTCTTTTTTGTTGTGCCCTCGGCTAAAGCAACCTTGCCTTCAGCCTTGGCCAACAGAGGAACACGAAGCAACCTCGCTTCAGATTTGCCACCGCCGGTTACCCCCACCAAAGGAGTCAACCTGGCTTCAGCGAGCTGCCGACCACGTCTAAGTGGTCTGTAGCCCCGCCGACCGCTCTTCCTCGGTTCGGCTAATTTTTGTATTTTTATCAAATTTTTCCCTTCGCTGTAGCACAGCTCGACTCCCGCCCGTCTCTCACGTTACGCACACAAGGCGCGTGCCGGAGAAATGCGGGTGCCCAAAACAGGGAAAAACAGACTTCTGTACTCCACCCTACTCTTTGCATAACGAGAGTAGCCGCGAGGATCATACTTTTTCCAAAGTCGTTCAATATAATCGAACACCTCTTCATCAAAGCAAGTGTTCTGTAATGCGGAATTGAACGCCTGATTCTTCGCCTCTCTACGTCCCTCGAGCGTCTTCATGCCCTCGGACTCGTAACGCAAACCCCAAAAGATTTTACCCTTCCGAGAATGATTCGGTACAAACACACCGGGTGACACCTCCAACGGTTCATCACCCAAAAACGTATGACCCACGCCAAATCTCCCATTCGGCGCTTCATATTTCCAATTGATACCCAACTCAGCGAACCACATTTTCACATTCTCCTGTGAAAAAGTTTCCATATTGAGATTAAATTCTTCATCTTCGTCCCAAGCTATGACGTTGTCATCGCCGAACGCACACACATCAAAGTGTTGATCGATGAAGTCATTTAACTCCTCCCATCGCTCTATCAAGCCAGGCGGGCCATAAGTTTCAGCCCATCGGATAATCACAAAAGTGACGGCAATCATCATCGCGATACTATTCATATCCGACGTCAGTAAATGCCCACTCGGATTCCCCGAGTGTTTCCGATAAACTTGTCCATTCATGCAGAAGACCAAGCAATCGCGCAAACGCTCCAAGATTTCTCTTTTCAGGTTCTTGTAGCGCTCCGATGTCAATGCCTCCAACACAAAACCAACGCACTTCAACAAGTGAGTAGCTAAACTACTATCGTACCCGACGCCATCGCCAGCATACGCGTGCATCCGCCCTCTAAGAACGTGCACCATATTGTTGAAATCGCCTTTTTCACGTCTAGTGCCAACCTTGAACCACGCAAGTGGATAGTGCCATAGTATGTCGTGAAACATGCTTGACAGCGGGCCCCACAGAACTTCCATAATGAAGTGACATAAAATATTTGAGGGAAAGAACAATCTCGTGTTCTCCTCCCTAACCTTCGCCACCTTCCTCAGTTCTCTTTTCAAGGACCCCAAGATTGGCATCTCATCGATCATCCACTTATCTTGTAAGTGATGATCAATATGGAGGGTGTCTTGTTTGAGACACTCCTCCACTACCTCCAACAAACCATTGCGGATTTCCGGATCGTCAACACAACCCTTCTTATCCGTTTTCCATCTATTAAAAGGATAACCTGGTGATTTATCTGGGTCACCAACCCATTTATCCAGAACCATGTCCCAGCTTTCGCGGGGCCTAGCTTCTGTTCTCTCCAAAATATACCGCTGTAATCTCCACTTGACCAGGCACGTTGCTGCTAACAGCGTGTCTGGATCATAATGATAGTCCTTCTCATCAAACTCATGTATCTTATTCTCGACTATATGATGTCTGATAGGCGCAGGTGCATACTCGTTTTCCCCCAAAAACAGGTTCGGGACAGGAAAGCCCTCAAGTTCAAGCTCCTTAATGCAGTCGTCAACCTGTTGATCGATCTGTATAGGTCTTTCTATTGGCTTTCGCGCTGCGGGTTCATACCTAACGTATTCAATCCCGCCCCGTCCCGAACCCAAAATTAGTTTTTTTGTCAAAGGTAAACCGAGATTCATCTTCTGACCGTTAACTTCCACCGCAGACGCCACATGATGTAGCGCGCCCAGATTGCCCTGCAATCCTAGGGTTCCACAAACGCCTTCATTGGTATCACAGGAGTACCCCACTAAATCATGCAAGACTAGTGTGTCTCCCCACGCCAACAATATTGGCAATTCAACTCCGACGGCTTTAACCTCGCCCGGGTGAATCAGCAGCCGATCTTTCTCATCCCTCGAAAGTAAGACAATCGGCGACATCGAAGGCAGGTGAGTCGTGAGACGAGTGATGCCTGGTAGTGGTTTCTCAATCTCCACTACATACGCATTCCACTTCTCACTCCACTTCACCCCCTCCACTGGTATCGCTAGATTTCCTATCCCCACACTCTTCATGTGTTCATTTGGGTGTATCTCGATCGGTCCACACTTCGTGATAACCGATTTGTTGCCCAATTCCATCTTAACGCAAATGGGCATGTCCCTCGCGAGAACAATCGTTCGATTGTCTCCGAAGAACGCGTTATAGTTTGCGGTTGATCCAGATACCACGTCGATTCCATCTTGGTGGGATCTGAATTCAAACGGCTCAGAGACTCTAAAGCAGCGATTAAACTCTAGCTCCCTCGTCACATGCGCAAAACTATTCACCTGAGACTCAGCCTTCGGTGTTGGCAACTTCACTCTAAAAGTGAACGCTTCGGCAATAGCCTCACTAGGCTTTGCCGGGGGTGGATAATACTCGTCCATATTTGGCGCGACACCCTGTTCGCTGCCCAAATTGACGGGGATCACGTGCTCATGCACATAACACCAATACCCAGTTGCTCCTTTCTCCCGAAGCTCCTTCTCATTCCGATGTTTGTGCCAATGCAAGCATCTCGCATCGGGAATCTTCGCGGCCCACGCCTTAAAAGACTCCGAGCGCTCTGCCGAATCATAGACCTTCTTCATCTCGGTCTCGTCCATAGCCTTGGCACGTTGTCTGTTGACAAGAGCAGGTCTCCGGTCCTCAGCTATCCACTTCTTAACCAGATGCCGAGCGACGCGGTGATTATGCTCCGAGTTCAGACACTGAATCCGATAATTCATCGGAACATGCATGTCATCTTCAAATCCCATGCATTCCGATGTGTCGATGCGCTTGACAGCCGTCTCAGTTGAAACCAATCGTTTCGCTTCCTTCTGATGACTCTTCACATCAGCGACATTCGACGCTTTCTTCTCAGCGCCCTCACCAAATATATGGAGATGCTCATCAGCATCATCCATCTCTTGCAACAATTTTGTTGCCCTCTTCCTGATTTCATTGGGATGCACTGGCATCTTCTCCTTAGAACTAGCCAAAGTGCTACCCCAAAGCGCGACTTCCTGCATTATGGCAGCGAACTCGCGAACCTCAGTTCTCACACGCCGGATATCAGCCTCTGTGAGACTGCATCCGACCTGCAGGCGAGTGATTGATTTATCTTGCGAATCGAGCTGCTTTCTGTCATCTGACAGCATAGCAAACATAGTGGTGGCCTGTCGCTCTAACTCCTCAAGTCGAGCGAAGACCCCACTTCCTCGTTCCAACATCTCATTGACCACTCCCTCCGCCTTAGCCCACGCACTCTGTATCTTTACAGATGCTGGATTAAGGCGGTACATCCTGATGCGACCTGTCACAACCTCACGAGATGCTATGTCTGTTGTTGTGTACGGAACCTCCGCCACTAACTCACCATCTATCTCGCCGCGTGCCCAATTCGCATCGTCATCCCCCGAACCAATCCAAAGCGGCGCATCTTGCCCGCCTTCGAATGAGTACCGGGAGAACGCATAATACCACTTGCCGAGTTGCCCTCGGACATTGGCATTATACACGGGACGCAATGTTGTATCCCCACCAAGCTTTGCAAACGCAAACTCCGACACTTGATGTTTTTCATCAACTTTGTCGAGCTGCGCCTTTGCAAGATTGGCGAGGAAAATCCTACAAAGTTCAGGTACAAAACGATCGTCTTCGGCGATCGGTGGTCTCTGACTCGGTGTCCTGAGCTCATCCGATCCCAATTCCCTTTTCCACTGGTTGATCGTCTGCACTTGATCTGACTTTGAGGCCGGCAATTGTAGAAATGGAAGAAATATGCTGGTCATTGCCTTGCCGGGCACTTGCTTCCACAAGTACTCCGCATCACGATGCGTTTCGTTGAACTGTTTAATTGACGTTGTCGTCAATTCACGCGTCCAATTCGAAGCGCGACCTTTCCTCCAAAAGATCAACCACACAAAATCCTCAGAGGTCAATTCCGCATCAGGAACGTCACGGTTTTGCTCCTTAATTAACTTCTTAATAGCAAACACCTTCGTCTTGATGCGTTTTGACCCATCTTCCAACGCAATTGGTATCTCGCCGTACCTAACCTCACGATACACTCGAGGGTCCTTCCCTTCTGTGCGCGTGACATGGTACCGGCCATGATTATCCAAATGCCGTTCCTCTTTCGACCAATCCCAACCCAAGAAAGTTGTTAACAATTTTGAGTCAATGACTTTCGCAAGAGGAATCACCTCTAACTGTTGTATCTGGGATTCCTTCACGACTCCCCTATACTGTCCTGGTAGTTGAATAGTTACCCTGGCGATGTCACCTCCAATTGTGGCGGAACCGTCATATCTCTTATAGATCATAGACGGATCCTCTCCCACATTCCGAATTCTCCTAGGTTCTGGCATGTAGACTTCTGCCGTAGGAAGGTGTTGCAGTGCTTCTTCTTCTGCATTCAACGCCTCATCCTTTTCCAGCATAGTCTTCGCCACGCCTGCCATAGCTGGATCCTCCAGCACTATGGCTTCCTCCAGATCAGTCGGATCCACTTCTCTTCCACTCTGCACTGTAAGATACTGTGCCAGAATCTGTGGGTGCTCACGATGATACACGAGCGACGCCATATGCGGCGCCACTTCCATGTATTTCCCGTCACCCATCATAACTGGCACTTTCTTGCCTGACTTTACCATCCATTCCTGGAACTCAGGCCAAGGTATCCAATACATCGAGCTTGGATCATGGAATTTCCCAAAGCGACGATCACCACCACATTGTTGAAGTTCCTTAGCTCTCATTGGACTGATCTCGCTCATCAGCTCACGATCAGCAAATGCGAGCCATGGATCGCGCGTATTCAAATACGCCGCGATCTTCATGGACCTCAATCGTTTGCGCGCCAAATTTAAAATCAGGTAAGCCACCGTCAAGAACAGTGCACCCAATGCACCTGCCATCATTGCCCAACTGACCACGTCCTGTGCGGTCTTATGAGCGATGACATATCCTGGCGAATACAGATACTTTCCCTCTCGGGCAAAGTCTGCTGGCCATTTCCCAATAAACGTCACGTCTGGATGGGGATCTATCATGCTCGTGCCATCGACACCCAAGTCTAAATATGAACAAGGGTACTCCCAACTGCATTCTCTCATGCATGATATATCTCCTCTGACAATGTACGAATTCATGGTGGAGCTGTAACCCATCTCGGTCCAGTTCCACTTCAGATCATCCATACACAACCAACCCCAAACGCTGCGGTTGAATACTTCAACCGTCGGATATTCCAACGAAACACCCACCGCCGCTTGAATCATAGCCAAGAAGAATGCCAAAATTTTCTTTTTTGACACCACACTCCTGGCTCTTATCCAACCCAACGTAACGGGCTCCTCACTAAGAGGATCTTTCCTGTCCAGATACCGAACAAACGTGCCTGTTTTGCCTTTGTTAAAAGCATTGGCCTCATCTTTCTTGAGACCAGAAAACATGCCCGCCAATTGTTCAGCCATTTCGATCGTCTCTCCCTGCGCGACCCAGCTGTCTCTAAAGTAATTAAACCTATAGCCATCCAGCCAGAGTCCCACCTCATCTCCAAATGGGGGGATTAATCGCGCCTCATCGTCATCCGCACGCGGCATACCATAGTATGCCACATCGTTGTGCGGAACTTCCAGCACCCCACGAACGTGGACATCACGTCGACGTAACTGCACTTGTGGTTGTAGCAACCATCTCTCACGTTTCTTAACTTGCTCGAGACTACCCGAAACCACATCCTTGATCCTCTCTCTGAGGACTGGGGATGCACTTTCTATGGGTTTGTCCCATCGCGTGCCTCGAAGCAAACGCAGGTATACCATCCACACAGCACACCACTCCGCCACTCGGGCGGCGCAGTCGGGGCAATTGTTATTGTGTTCTTCACACATAACAAAACCCCGTGAAACAGGCATTACGTTGAACCACGCATTTAGCGCATTCCAACAGTAATTGTCTGACGTTAATCCAATTTTTCCGCTGTACTTTGTCGCCTCTTCCGCGAACAAGTACACGCGCTCGTAAGTCCATCGATCATCTAATGATCCGACAGCCGGAGTTACGATATTGACGTCGCGCAGCAAAGACATCACGAGGTGCTCAAAATCCTGCACCTCTTTAGACGCTATGCTGCCAGATGTTCCGTGCTCTTCACCCACCCTGCGGGCCGTTTGCACGGACACTGTTGCCAAGTCCTCAATGTCACCACCAAATTCCACCGGTATATTTCGCCCGGTGACCAAATGAGCAACCTCAAACAACTTGTACTCTGCCAGGAGAGTCCCCAGTTTCTTCATGTCCCATCTAGGGAGCCGTGACTGTCCATTCATCATGGGATCATTCGCGATCCGCCAACGTGATGCATAAGGACAGACGCCCTCCAGAACAACGACATCTTCTCCGTTGATCTCCACCGTTTCCGAGTGCACGGCACTCGGTACCGTCTGACTGTTTAAAGGCACAGTAGAAAAGCCTGCGGCGCGCGACATGTTGATAAGTATTCGGGCCCCAGTTGGGTTGCATAATAATGCAAGTCCTAATTAACCGGGTCCTGTGTCCATTATTCCTTGAGCACTCTCTCACGAGATCTCAACGCTGGGAGGCTTAATACAGGATCCCCACAGTCACCCCGATTTCAACTACCAATTTGTGACGTGTTTCACCATTCCCCTTAACCCAGATCCATCTGCGGAACAGCAGGAAGAGCATAATGTGAATCGACTTACAAACGGTCGCCCCAAAGTTTATGGAACACTAGTAAGCTCTGCTTCTAGCAACGCCGCATCAACGCGATCACACCATGCACGACCTTCAACGCCGTGCAGACTTCCCATCGTGACTGAATTAGTTCGGCGCCCAGTGCCTACTTGCACTGGCGATCAAATTCGATATGCTCATCGCCCTCTGCAGGTACGTACGACCCTAGCCGCAGCTTGCCGAAGGCGCGGAAACGTAGAGCGTACGGATGCCACAGCCCTTGATTGAGCCACTATCAGTCCGTATGGATTCTATGAACACAAAAGAAGGCATCGTAGCAAACGCAACAATTCTTTGCATAGCCAATAGGTACTTAAGCACGTTGCGGAGTGCCGTGTCGTGACCGTCATGGAAAAGCGTCTATAGGTTGCCCGCTGGGACAGTGGCTATGACGCACCACCAATATGGTTACTATATCCAACACAATACCTGTGCCATTGCCTCAAACATCGTTCGAGAACTTTTAAC